TGTTGTAACACAGAAACTGGTAATGAATATATTCAGATGGGTTGCGCGGGCACATCATCTCCAATATTTAAAGTCAAACTTGGCTCAACAGCAGTATATAATGACTTTAATGTGACAGGAGATATAAGTGCTACAGGTAATGTAGATGGCGTAGATGTTGCATCAAGAGATGCATTACTTTCAAATGTAATAGCATCAGCACATAGTAACGTTAATGACGCAGCAGTGTTAGCAAGTACACACCCAGAGTCACACACAGTGGTTAGTCACAGTGATACAACAGTAACAGGAGCACAACTAAACGCAGTATACGCAAGTGCACACAGTAACAGTTTAGACCATACACAGAACACAGATACTATATTAGGAGCAAGTGCAGTATCATTAGACCACGGTACAGCAGCAACTGATATGATAGTTAACGTATGTTATGGGACATCAGCAACACCACCAACAGCAAGTACAACAACTGAAGGTGCGCTATATATACAGTACACAGCTTAAAATGGCATTAATAAAAGGAACTAATTGCGGGTTTTTAACATCAGCCCCGGCAGCAGAACCATCTGGGGATTCTTTTGGTCCAGCGGATGGTAAAGCGTGGGCAATGCTTGACTCACTACCTGCTGGAAATTGGAAAGTAACACAGCTTGGATGGTTTAGTGAAGGTGGCTACGCAGTAAATTATGATTTAGGCATATATACAGATGCGGGAGCTAGTGAACCTGAAGCAGTAATATCTAAATCTGGTAGTTCAGGTACTTCATCATGGGGTTGGAAAACAGTATCCGTAGACATAGATTTAACCGGTAGTACTAACTATTGGCTTGCATTTCAAATAGATAACACAGGTAACATTTACATAAGGAGGGAGAATACTGGAAGTTCTAGTGCACAATTGGACTCACAAAGCAGCTTGCCTTCTAACTGGGGTACTAGTAGTTATAAAGCAAGTCATCTATTAGGCGTGTATGCGCTCATTGAAGAAGTATCAGCACCAGCTGTACAGATTAACATTGTAGACACATGGAAAGACATAGAAGGTGTGCAAATTAACATTGGTGACACTTGGAAAGAAGTAGCAGCAATAAAGCAAAACATAGGAGACAGTTGGAAGGCTGTTTAGATAGAGGTAAAAAAATGGAAAAAAAACAAACAGCCGCTGAAATTAAAGCGGAAGAAAAAGCAATGGTTGAAAGAATAGAACAAGCTTCTTTAAGATTAGAAGCGGCTAACAGAATAGCAGAAGACCTAGTGCTTAGACAAGAGAAAGATAGAGACCAGAATATACTTGGGGGACAGTCAGAAGGTGGAGCTCATGTAGAGCAAACACATGAAGAGAAAGTTAAATCAGGTATGATTGATTATTTCAAAGGTACAGCAATTGAGAGGATGTTACAATGAATCAATCAGAATGGGAAAAAGGTTTAATGGCATGGGAAAATATTAAGACGCAAGCAACTATTGATATAGAGCAAGCAGATTTATATATTGAAGCAATAAAGAAAAAAATAGCAGAGGTAAAACAAGATGGCAGTAGCAGTAAATTATGAGAAACCTTTAAGATATGCAAGATACACCGTAGCAGACGGTGTTGCAATTCCAAAAGGTACGCTATTACAACTAACTAGTCCTAACACAGCATTAGCAAGTAGTGCAGATAATGAAGTGTGTGCAGGAATAGCTATGTTTGAGAAGGTAGCAAGTGATGGTTCAACTGAAATCACAGCAGCATTAGATGGTGTTTGGGGTTTAACAACTTCAGCAGGCGCAATCAGTGCAGGCAATCAAGTTGGTTACAATGGATTGAATGAGATTAAAGTATATACAACTCTTGACATTGAGAAAGGGTACGTATTAGGCAAGGCACTTGAAACAATTGGTGCAGTAGCAACAGTAATAAGAGTGCGTGTTAACGTACTTTAGAGGTAAAATAAAATGGCAAATGAAGCAGTATCATATGAAAAGCCTATGAAATTTGCAAGATATACAGTAGCAAATGGAATTGGAATTTCAAAAGGAACAATTTTAAAGTTAATCACACCAAACACAGCAACAGCATGTGCGGCAGATGATGACCCAGTAGCAGGAATTGCAATGATGGAAAAGGTAGCTAATGATGGCTCCACAGAAATCAGCGCAGCTTTAGACGGCGTTTGGGGCTTGAAAGTAGGCACAGCAGCAGGATTCACAGTAGGATATGATGTAGTTATTAAAGGAGCAAATCAGATTGGTCCATATACAACTCTTGATAATGAAAAAGGATTTGTATTAGGCAAAGCACTAGAGACAGTAGCATCAAGCGCTGTTGCAAAGATTAGATTAAATATTTAGAGGTAAATAGAAAATGGCAGATACAACAGGAGAAGCAGATTTAAGAAAAGAATATATTGATGGAGCAGTTAAGGCAGTAGCTTTGATGCAATACAAATTAAAGAGTTTATGCGCAGTTGACAGTTCCGGAGCATGGACAGAGAGTTATTATAGAGAAAGTAATGCAGAATTAGAAGGCGGCGGAGTAGCAGCACCATCTAATGTTAAAGGAATACCAAGAATGGCACCTTTCCCATATGGAGAGTCAAGCTGGACTAAAGTAAGTGCGTTAATTGAAAAATATGGTATGGAAGGAATGATATCTTATGAAGATGCAAGACTTAACAACATCCCTATGATTCAAAGAACTATCTTAAGAATTGGTAGAGCAGTAGCATTTGCAGTAGACAGTCAAATTGCAGCACAGATGTTAGCACAAGCAGGAAACTCACACGTTATTGGCGCAGGAGATGAATGGGATAGTGCAACAGTTGCTAATAGAGACCCAATATTTGATATCTTATCAGCTATTCAAGAGCTAAGAGAAGACAATATTGATGCTTTAAACGGTAATGGATATCTATGTCTAAATGGTACTGACTACACTAACTTGTTATCAAATAGTAAAGTAATGAACAACCCTTCATTCAAAACAGCAGATGTTGTTAGTAATGGTGTAGTTGGTCAGATTGCAGGTTTGAAAATCATGGTTACTCAAGCATTAGAAGCTGATACACCAGATGTAGCATACGTTTTAGTTGCTAAAGAAGCAATGACTTGGAAACAAGCAACTCCTTTATCTGTAATGCAAATTTCAGACCCAGGAATTAAAACAACTATCAGAGCATTTGAATTAGGAGTATGTCAAGTACCTTCACCTAACGCAATTTGTAAGATAACAAACACACGGAAGTAAGTATAATGGCATTTGAATCAGAAACAATAAGGCCACAGGCATTTGTTGTTCCTATTATAGGTTCAGCAGACAGATATACTATGATTCCTGAAGTTGGAACACTACAGTATGACTCAGATTTAAAGAAATTAGTAATCTGTGTCTCAGCCGTAGTTGGCTCAGCAGCATGGGAAGCAGTTACATCCGTAGCAGAATAGGGATTAAAAACCCCTTTTTTTTCTTTTTTTTTACTAATCACTTGAATTCTAACAGTACAGACGCTGTACTATCATTATAGGAGAGAGCTTGTACTCAATGAATTCCATAGGTACAGACGTTTTAGCTCTTTTTTGACCTAAAAAAGGCTTAAGTGCAGAATTCAGTAGGTACAGACGCTGTACTAGCATTATAGAGAGGGCTTGTACTGCATGAATTCAGCAGGTACAGACGCTCTGGTGATTTTAACCCCATTTTAACCCCCAAAATGCAAAGCTTTATATAGTAGTACTTACTATTATATATATAGGACATACAAAAAAGAACAATTAACAGATTATATGACCCAACAAAGCCAGGTAACTCCTGTAGTGGAGTGTACATTGCCAACGTGTCTGGGAGAGTCAGGGGTATTTATAGGTAAGCAACAAGAACATAATCTGCCTAACCATTTTGGTTGAAAAAAAAAAAAACCTAAATAGTTGGAACTCTACACAAATAAAGGGTACAAGTGGTTTAAAGATATATAATATCCACCTATAGGGCGTACAAGCCTTATACGTGGTTAATTCATATATGAAGTAAAGGATATAAACTTACAGGGGTGTAAACATGATATTAATATATAATATAAAAGAAAAGGATTTAAACAAGGCTAAAGAGGAGACAAAGGTATTTGACCTTCAAAAGACTTATAACAAGTTTGTGTGTAACCACAATTACATTGGTTTACTAGGTGAGATGGTATTAGACCAACACTTAAAGGATAAAGATATTAACCACACGTGGGTACAATTTACAAAGAAGGGATGGTCTGAACCGGACTTTATTATAAACGGGGTGACAATAGACCTTAAGACCTCATACACGGACACATTATGGTTCCAAGAGCCTAAACATGATATTTATATTTACGCTAAACTTACCAGAGATAACCAATACCTCCGTATACATGGTTATATGACTAAGGAAGGCTTAAAGCTAGCCATTAAAAACGGCACAGCAAAGAAAGTAAAGAACAGTTACGCCCTTAATAAGGAGCATCTGTTACCAATAAGAGGGTTGGTGGGTATTAATCTACCCACTCACCAACCTCATAAAGGTGGAACACAATGATATTTGAGATAGTGTACTTGACAGTTGTAGTAATATATGTCTTGGCACGGAGCACAATAAGATGATGAATAAGATAAAAACAATGTTTAAGAAGAAAGAAGAAGAAGTAGTAATAGGCAAGATATGGTATGCTGCATGCTCAAACCAGAGCTTTGTAACAGTACCACGTAAGACTAAGAGCTTAAAGGCAGGTGACTACGTTAGATTAGTCAAAATAGAGTAAAAAGCGCACAATATACACGTAGTAAGGCTATTAATGGGTATTTAACACGTCCAAAATAGATACATTTATATAGTAGTACTTGTAAGTAAGTTTACGTAGTAAACTTATTATAGCCTTTCTAACAAATGAACCACTCTGCACAGTGTGTTAAATACTAGATGAGAATGTACACAGGACGCACACAGGACGCACAGGGGAGCTCAAATTTGAACGTTTATTGTTTAGGAAGGGTGTAGTGACCCTAAAATAAACGTTGAACCTAGAGCACGTATGGACAGTGGGTGGTCAGAGTGCACACAACGTGCACTCAGCGCACAACATACACAGTAGAGAGTAAGTACGTAGAGTAAAGAGTATGCATAGAGGGTGTTTAGTAACTGGAAGTGCATGCGGATTTAAGCATGAATCCTTATAAGGGTTATAAAGCTAACACAAAAAAATTAAAAAAAAATGGTGGATAAAATGGATAATCTAATAGCAGACATAATAGCAGAAGTGATAAAAGCAATTCTAATCTTTACAGTATTTGGGGTATTCCTTTATGCCTAGAAAGGCAAAAGCACCTGCATACATACCAACCCTATCACAAGGTTGTGTATCAGGAAGTATTCCGTTCACACTGGATGCATGGCAAAAGGAAGTATTAGCAGCAGAAGGCAATATATGTATATGTTCTGGTAGACAGGTTGGCAAGTCCCAGATAATTGCAATTAAAACCGCAGAGTATATTGCAAACAATCCTGGTAAGAAGGTATTAATAATATCTGTAACAGAAGACCAGGCTGAAAGAATGTTAGTCAAGATTATGTTATATATGAATGACAACTACAAGAACTCAATTTCCAAGGGTAAAGATAAACCTACTAAACATAGGGTGCGTCTAAACAATGGGGCAGAAGCAGTAACTAAAGCAGTTGGCCAATATGCCATAGGTGTATTAGGTATGACTGTAGATATTGTAGTTCCAGATGAATGCGCATATCTTCCTGAGGCGGTATGGGCCTCAATAACACCAATGTTATTAACCACAGGAGGTTCTCTTTGGCTTCTATCCACCCCTAACGCCAAGGCAGGATACTTCTATGAGGCCTATACCAACCCTTCAATGGGCTTTAAGACATTCCATGTTAACTCAGAACAAGTTGCAGATGGAAGACCTGAGCCTCAAAGAGGCATGATGGTAGAATATTTAAAAAGAGAGAAGGTACGTATGAGTGAACTAGAGTATGCTCAGCAATATCTAGCTCAGTTCCTTGAGGAACTATCTCAGATGTTCCCAGATGAACTAATTAACCAATGCCAAACACTAAACCGTTATGAAGGAACTGAAGGAGAGTTCTATATGGGAGTAGATGTGGCAAGAATGGGTGGTGATGAAACTACCTTTGAGATATTAGAAAGAAGAGATAACAAGTTAATTCACCGTGAGAATATAATAAACAGATATACCTTAACAACTGACACCGTTGACAAGATATTGGAATTGGATGAGAAGTGGAACTTCAAGAACATATACGTTGATGACGGAGGTCTGGGGGTAGCAGTATTTGACCAGTTACTTATTGAGGACCAAACTAAAAGAAAGGCAGTTGCTATCAATAACGCTTCAAGAGCGTTAGACAGAGATGCAAGCCGTAAGAAAAAGTTATTGAAAGAGGATTTATATCTTAACTTGAAGAGACTAATGGAGCGTGGAGAGATATCCTTACTAAAGGATTCAGAAGTATTCACTAGTCTTAAGAGTGTTGTGTATGAATCAGACACAGTAAAGAGCAGTGTGAGGATATATGGAAGATATACACACGTAGCAGAAGGGCTTATAAGAGCCGCTTGGGCAATTAGGCACAAGAGATTAAACATATACATAGAGGTACAATAAGATGGTAGTAGTAGAAACAGGCATATTTGCCAGTACAAGTCAAGTATTAAGAAAAGCAGGCTCCGGAGTAGGAGTAATAGGAACAGCAGGATGTAATGATTATCTATTTCAAGCAGAATCTGTAATCAATTCAAACTGTAGATATAACTTCAGTGATAATTATGCAGCGCTTAATGATGATACTAAAGGAGTATTATGTCAGGCAGCAACAGATTTAGCTGGTATTTACGCAGTAGCGTATGATATGAGTGGTTATAGCAGCCGTATTGAAGCAGAAGACGTTATTAACGTATTGAGAGACAGAGCATTATCCTCTATTTCATTGTTAAAGGACAAGAAGGTAACTGACTTTATTAGAGAGGTTTAAGATGGCACTTAATTTTGGGTCAAAACTATTCACCGGTAATGATGATGAACTTAAGTCTAGATGGCAACAGTCAGGCTCATCACCAGTTAGTGTGAGCGGTGGTTCTGGTACTTTTTATACAGTCACTTCTGGTAAAGTGTTAAACATTACTGGTATGACATATTATAGCAGAGACACAGCCGGAGAAGATATAGTACTGAAGGATGGAGGTTCTGGCGGAACTTCAAAGTTCAGGGGTAATGCAGCAGTAAATAATGTATTATATGTAGCGGAGTTTTCAACACCACTACAATTTGCTACAGATATTTACATTGATGATGGAGCAGGAAACATGATTATCAACATGACCGGCTGGGAAGAATAAGAGGTAAAATAAAATGACATTCACAGAACTAAACGCAGCACAGACAGGAGCACAGGCAACAGTAATTACTGATTACTCAGTTGATGGGCAACAGACTGATAGCGCAACAGCACAAAAGGAAACAACATATACTAATACAAGAGCATCTAAGTATTTAGGATATTATAAAAGTATACCAGAGTTAAAGATGGCTATTGATGCTAAAGCAACATGGACTATTGGTAAAGGTTCAACATCTGAGCCAGCAACTGAGTTACTCTTAACTTCTATCAAAGGATTTGGTAAAGATACATTTAACAGTATATTAGAGAACTTAATCAGAGAGTATCACATTTATGGTGACGCATTTGCAGAGATTGTTGAGAAAGATGGAGAGTTAGTAAACTTAAAACCACTAGACCCTGGAAATATAACAGTTGTAGCAAATAAGAAAGGTATCATTAAGAGATATGAACAAATGGGCACATCAGGAGCAATAAAGAAGTTTAGCACTGAGCAAATACTACATTTATGTAGAAATAGAATAGCTGATGAAATTCACGGCGTTTCTATCATTGATGCAGTTGAAGACATCATATTAATGAGAAATGAAGCAATGGCTGATTATAAGAAGCTTTTACACAGAAATATCTACCCCGTTAGAATTTGGAAGCTTGATACAGATATACCAGCACAAATATCCAGTTTTAAAGCAAAAGTAGCAGCATCTAAAGGTGAAGGAGAAGATATCTTTATCCCAAAAGGCTCAGTTGAGACAGAATTAGCAACAGTACCATCAAATAGTACGTTAAACCCAATGCCATGGATTCAAGCATTAAATCAATACTTTTATCAAGCAGTGGGAGTACCACAGATTATTATTGGTGGCTCACAAGAGTTAACTCAAACAGCAGCACAAATAGCATATCTAGCTTTTGAACAATGTATTGAAGAAGAACAATTATATATTGAAGAACAAATATCAGCACAAATGGGCCTTGAAATTGACTTAGAATTCCCAGCAAGCTTACAAAACAACTTGTTGAGTGATGACCGTAAAGATGGTACACAGGAACAGCAACTAAACCAGCCAAGTAACCTACAACCACCGTTAGCACGGGGAGACATATAAAATGGCAACACAAGAAGATAGAGAGAGAAAAGCTAGAATAGATGCTTATGAAAGAGGAGGAGGAGACGCTTTTCAGTCTGAATTAGACAAACAACAGTCAAGTGCTCCAGCGGCACCACCAAAAGACTTCTTTGGAGGAGGTTTTGGTGCAAACAAGAGACCTGACTATGACCAAAGTACTAATACTTACACTAACCCATCTGGGCAGAAGCAAAGTATAGCACCAGAGAACGTACAAGGGGAAAGAGATAGGCAAGCAAGTATACAGACACCCAGCTCACCACAACAGCAACAACAGCTACCACAAACACAGCAACCACAGCAATCACAGCAACTAAGTGGTGATAGGGTATCACTTTCACAAGATGAAGTAGATAAAATACAATCTGGTGAAATAAGTGCACCACAAAGTATTCAAGATGCAGTAGCAAGTGGAAATTTTGACATTAAAGAACCAGGATTCCTAGAAAATATACCAATTGTAGGAGAAGACTTACAAAGAGTATCAGAATTAGGACCAGAGCATTATTTTGCAGCATTAGGAGTGACAGGAGCTCTTGACGCAGTATCCAACTACGGATATAACGTTTTTAAGATATCTAGAGCAGCTAAGGCTTTAAAAGGTGCAAAGGAAGTAGTAAGAGCATCATCTAGTATGTCTAAGAGCGGAACCTTCTTTCTAGAAGGAGAAGCATTAGTCCCTACGGCAGCAAAAGGATTAAACACCAAACAACTTGGTCTATTAGGTCAGGTGTGGGGTAAAGTGAGTAATATAGGCACTATTGGCGGTTTAAGTATTGCTGGTATAATTGGTAAAGTAGCATCTGGTGAATATCAACTAACAGGAGCACAAACTGACTATAGTACTTTTGTAGACGGAGCTTATAATGCAGTTAAAGAAATGCAAGAAGCCGGACTTACTACTGAAGCAAGTGAACTAACACAGCAAATAGTAGATATGAAGGATGCAGCTGATGATTTCTCTCTATTACAAGCCACATTACCTGGCGGACAGAGTAGAGCAAAGATTAAATCACAGATGAATCAAGTAGAAGCTGACATGAATAAGGTTTTACTACAGATTGAAGCTAAATCTAAAGCAAATTTAGATGATATAGCTTCTTTCAACGCTAAACTTACAACTGGTACATCAGTAACTGATGAAGAAGCTACAAGGATTGCTGGATTAGACCCTGGAGGACCTGCAGAACAATATCTATTAACACAAGACGCAGTAAACAAATCAAGAGAAGGACTAGATATTGAAAACAGACTATTATCTGAAATGGCAAATATGTCAGCACAGGATATTGTATCCAGTGTAGAGATATTACAGGCAATCAACAGAAATCCAAACTCATTTATAGCACAGAGATATAAACAAGCATTATCTGAATTACAACAAGAGAGAAGCCGTGCATATGATGTAGAGAAAAGAGATGAACAACGTGAATTTGACGCAGGATTAAGAGCAGAAGAAAACGCAGCAGCTAACTTTGAATCCGCAACAGAGACAGAAACTACACAAGGTAGCACACTTAACTTTGGTATACTGAATTCAACAGGAGCTAAAGAGTTTGTAAATAAAGATAAAGCATCACAAGTTTACTATGGTAAAGGATATGATGAGTTATCACAAGCACAGAAACAGCTACTTAACTTACTTAAGAGGTAAATAAAAATGGCAAGAAACCCACTAATAATTAAAAGAGTAAAGCAACCAGTAATGGTTAGGCTTAACCAAAGCGCTGGCATCTTAGATGACCACGCTGTAAGAAAGAACGTAGCAACTAAAGAAGGTACAATTGAACAAGTACCAACAGAAGACAATCATATAGCTAATAAGTTATATGTTGACTTACAGGTTGCTAGTGTAAGCGGAGACTTAAACACTACATACAATGCAGGAGCACCAGTATCACTGGTTGCAACTACATTTAGTATGCCGGCATCAGATACAAGTACTGACGGATATCTTGGTAGCGCAGACTGGAACACGTTTAATAATAAAGCAGACAGTGATTCAGATACAACATATAACGCTACAGCTCCAGTTGACATAACTGGTACAACTATTAGTATGTCTCAGAGTGATTCAACCACTAATGGATATCTATCCAGTACAGATTGGGGCACATTTAATAACAAAGCTGACTCTGATTCAGATACAACTTATAGTGCAACAGCACCAATCCTTTTAACAGGGACAGCATTTAGTATGCCTGTAGCTAACACAAGTACAAATGGATATCTATCTAGTACAGATTGGAATACATTTAATGTTGGAGCTGATACAGACCACGCAGCATTAACAAACTTAACATACGCAAGTGCAGGTCATACAGGATTTGTAGCAAGTGCTAGTTTAGTTACATTACAATCAGAAGTAGATGCTAAATATAGTACAGCAGCAGGCACATTTAACTTAACCATGCCAGATAACACTGAACATCCGTTTTATCTAGGACAAAATGGAATAGGATATCTATGTTGTAACACAGAAACTGGTAATGAATATATTCAGATGGGTTGCGCGGGCACATCATCTCCAATATTTAAAGTCAAACTTGGCTCAACAGCAGTATATAATGACTTTAATGTGACAGGAGATATAA